TTAAATAACTTTTCTCATGCTCCCCTGCCCGTGGGGGCGCCCTGGGGGCAGTGCCGTTGGCATCTGATTGTTCAGCATGTTGACCTGATCCTGGTTCATGTCGCCAATCCACTTGGAGTAAACCTCGTACACCATGCGCGCATCTTCATGTCCCATCTGACTCGCTATGAATGACGGGTTCGCTCCGGCCATCAACGTCCAGCATGCGTAGGTATGCCGTGACTGATAAGGATTCCTTTCGCGGATATTTGCAAGTTTAGTGCCTCGCTTCCAGCCATAGGCAATCGAGTTCTTGGAGAAGTAACTGCCTTTTTTTGACGAATATGCTGTCGGTGAAAAAACGAAGCGAAGAGATTGCTGCTCAGTTTTTCCGATCTCCCGATGGTGAAATCGAATTTCTTGCTTCGGATTAGCGCCGGTGACTTCGTATTGTTCCTTCAGTGCATCCAGAGCAGGTTTAAGCAACGTTATCGTCCTTATTCCGGCATCTGTCTTAGGGGGTACAAATACTCGCTTATTCGTCAAACTTCTGGATACGTGGATTTCACCTTTTACCAAATCAATGTCTTCCCATGCCAGGGCGCATATCTCGCCCGGCCTCATCCCCGTATGTACGGCAACAATAATGATTAATGCCTGGCTACGGGGAAGGGCGGCTATCAGAGCCTGGTACTCATGAAGTAAAAGTGGGTCGGGATCATTTTTAGATAACTTGAGTCGCGACACTCCTTCATAAGGAGCATGCAATATAAACTGGCTTCGGTTTGCGAGCTTAAGCATTTCTGATAAAACTGCCATCTGTTTATTGACTGTTGAGGGCGCGCGGCCCTGCCTGGTCAGATTCGGCATTGCCGGGTTAATAATTGTCCCGGTCAATAACTCCTTTCGGTAATGCAAAATATCGGCATGCTCAATATCTACCAGACGGGTATTTTCTCCGACTACACGCAGTAACGTATTTACGACCGAAGTAAGCGATATCCATTCTCCCGAATCAGTGACCTGCTGGTTATTGTGACGAAAAAGTCATCAGCCGGAATAACAATAAGTTAATGACAGAAACCGCCTCCGGGCGGTTTTTTTATGGAGGTACTGTGCCGGTACTCATATCAGGCATTCTCAGAGATGGTGCGGGAAAACCCGTACAGGACTGCACCATTCAACTGAGTGCTAAGCAAACCAGCCCGACCGTTGTTGTGGAGGTGACTTCATCCACTCTTACAGGAGCGGACGGTCACTACAGCATTGAGGCTGAGCAGGGTTATTACACTGTTTCACTGTTGCGGGAAGGTTTTCCTCCCTCAGTGGCAGGCGACATTTACGTGGCCCCGACCGATGCGCCGGATACCCTGAATGCGTTTCTCGATGCGCCGAAGGACGCGGACCTGCGTCCGGAGGTGATGAAACGCTTTGAGGAAATGGTAAACCGCGTAGTGGATTTGAGCGGTGCAACAGAGAAGGATCGAGAACGCGCCGAACAGGCCGCACAGTCAGCGGAACAAAGTAAGGATTCAGCGGTATTGTCTGCAACGGCATCGGCAGAGTCACAGCGCCAGGCGGCACTCTCTGCAGATGCTGCTGATGCGTCAGCCCGCTCAGCTGCCGATAATGCCCGACAGACAGCACAGGATGTTCTGGCTAGTGCAGCGGATGCTGATAGTGCGGCAAAGTCTGCACAGACAGCGACGGAGCAGGCCGGTCAGGCTAAAACCGCCGCTGATACGGCACAGAAAGCGCAGGAGGAAGCGGGAGTCTCGGCACAGTCTGCTGCGGGAAGTGCCGAAAGTGCAGCTGCGTCTGCACAAACAGCGGGTGAGCATGCCGGCAATGCAGCCGCATCTGAAACCTCAGCGCGTGAAAGCGCCTTCACGGCCACGCAGGCTGCAGAACAGGGTAATAACAGCGCGGCAGCTGCAGCGCTATGTGAACAGCATGCCAGAGAGTCCGGCGAAAAGGCTGCTAAATCAGAGGCTGTGGCATCAGCCAGTGCTAAATCGGCATCTTCAAGTGAAGCATCAGCCCTGCAGTCAGCCGAAACGGCTGAGAATCAGAAAAATGCAGCCACTGAGAGTGCCAACCGCGCAGAACAGGCCAGAGATGATGCACTGACCTCTAGGAACGAGGCAGTACAAGCCGCTGAAACAGCAGCGACAGACGCGGCAGATAAAGCTGCAGGCAAGGTTTCGGATCAACTGAAAGCAGCTGTAGCCGATGATACTCAGCGCGCAGAAGCCGCGATGGCTGGCGCTGAAAGTGCAGCTCTGGCCTCACAGGGATACCGTGATGAAGCGCGGGATATCGCTGAAGGTCTGAAGCTGGGAGATGCCAGCACAACGCAGAAAGGGATTGTGAAGTTAAGCAGCGATGACGACAGCGACAGTGAAGCCCTTGCAGCGACACCGAAAGCCGTTAAAAAAGTCAAAGACCTGACGAACCTGAAAGCCCCTCTGGACAGTCCTGAACTGACGGGAACGCCAACCACTCCCACTCCACCACTGACTATTAACAACCAACAAATTGTTAATGCTGAGTTTGTTCACGCAGCCGTTGCAGCGTTAGTTGGTTCATCTCCTGAAGCTCTGGACACCCTGGCTGAGTTAGCGCAGGCATTAGGCAATGATCCCAACTTTGCAACCACGATGCTCAATGCATTGGCGGGTAAACAACCGCTTGATGGTACGTTGACAAATTTGAGTGGAAAGGACGTTCCCGCGCTTCTCCAATACCTTGGTTTAGAAGAAACGATAAATCGTGCTGCCGGATCACTGCAAAAAGACCAGAACGGCAGGGATGTACCACAACCGGATACGTTTACATGTCACATCGGCGCGGCGCGAGCATTTAGCGGCTCTGTAAGCATTGGCGGGGGTGGCAACTGGACGACGGCGGAGTTTATTGTTTGGCTTGAATCGCAGGGGGCGTTTAATCATCCGTACTGGATGTGCAAAGGATCCTGGTCATATGCTGATAACAGGGTGATTACTGATACCGGGTGCGGGAATATCCAGTTAGCCGGCGCGGTAGTTGAGGTTATGGGAGTTCGTAGTGCAATGACCATTCGAATTACGACCCCGACAACAGCAACTAGTGGACATGCCAGCGCTCAGTTTACCTACATCAATCATGGTGATGATTATTTGCCTGGCTGGCGACGAGATTTCAACACCGCTAATCTGCCACCCGAGTCTTATCCTGTTGGGGCACCTGTCCCGTGGCCATCTGACACAGTTCCAGCGGGTTATGCATTAATGCAGGGCCAGCCGTTTGATAAGTCTGTTTACCCATTACTTGCTGTAGCGTATCCATCCGGCGTTATTCCAGATATGCGCGGCCAGACGATAAAGGGCAGACCTGATGGTCGTGCTGTATTGTCTCAGGAACTTGACGGTATTAAGTCACACGACCATGGTGCGACGGTCGCAGCTACCGACCTCGGAAACCGTGACACCACCGGATTTGATTACGGAAATAAAGAAACAACAGGTTTTGATTACGGTACAAAAACAACCGATGTTCAGGGTGTTCACGCGCACAATTACTCATTCCTGGCATGGCAAGCAGGTTGGGGATATCCAGCCGGAAACCAAAACATGGGGGCTGTCACGCAAACGACCTCCACTGACGGCGCTCATGCACACAACGTTTATATAGGTGCACATAGTCATATTGTTGGCATTGGGGCACATGCCCACTCTGTCTATATTGGCGCGCACAGCCACGGTGTGACTGTTTCTCCGTCAGGTCATGCTGAAAACACCGTAAAAAATACCGCATTTAACTATATTGTGAGACTTGCATAATGACTTTTAAAATGACTAACACCAATCGCACGATTACTATTTATAACCTGTCATCTTCTACTAATGAATTTATTGGTAAAGGTGATGGATATATTCCAGCAAACACAGGATTACCTGCCTACAGTACTGATATTGCACCGCCAACTACAAAGGATGGATTTGTCGCTGTATTTAATTTTGATTCAGGTAAATGGTCACTCGTCGAAGACCATCGTGGGAAAGTTGTCTACGATATTCACACAGGGGAATCCACCACAATTAACCAGTTAGGTAAGTTGCCTGATGATGTCGTTTCTGTTGCTCCTGAAGGCCATTTTGTTAAATGGGACGGTAAAAAGTGGGTGCATGATGCTGACGCAGAAAAAATAGCGCAGATTACGCAGGCGACACAACAAAAAGAAAGCCTACTGGCTCTGGCCGCCTCAAAAATCGCTCCCTTACAGGACGCAGTTGATCTTGATATTGCAACAGAAGCGGAAGCGGCACTTTTACTGGCATGGAAAAAATACAGTGTTTTACTTAACCGAATAAATCCAAATGATACACCTGATATTAACTGGCCTGAGCAACCTGCAGAACGAAGTATAAGTGGTTAAATCATAGTTGAATGGTTGGGCTTAGGGATGCTAAATCCTTCAGAAAGCAGCCAAAAGTAGGCTGCATATTGTTTATACTTTGGTTCGAACAGATCTAAGCTGATATTTAATCTTCTTTATGAGGCAGTATTCTCGAATAAATAACAAATTAATTCTCTTGCTAAATTTTTGTGTGCCAGAGAATGGGGTAACTGCCTTTTTTATATAATGGATTTGTTCTTCGTTAAAGGAGCAATAACCATTGATTTTTGTGCTTATTCTTTTGGCTAGACTATATGTCTGATGAACAGAGGGTGCTATAGTCTCAATTTCGCTCTTGCCTTTTTTATTAAGTAATTCATTGAAAACTCCCATGGCACATATTATATCATCGATATCTTTTTTTCGAGGTGCGTTAGTTATACTATTTTTTCGTACTCGATATAAAACAAGAGTATCGGTCATACGTTTGATTTTTTTTGATAGAAGATATGTTTTGGGTATTAATGCTATATCTTCGTAATGTCTGCCAACTGGAAATCTTAACGTATTAAATATAAATCTTTTGTAAACTCTTGCCCATGGGAACCATTCATTTTTTAAAAATGTTTCACGAAGATTACTTATTGAATCTATTGTCAAAGTCTCGTTTGTAGATACGATTGACACTTCTGTTACTTTTTCCTTGTTGTCGTCATAAAATCTATTCGCATTAAACTCAATTAAATCAATATCATTAAGCTTTAGCGTTGGGTTGATCTTTTCCCAGAATGTTGAATCCCAAAGATCATCACCATCTAAAAATGCTAAATACTTACCTGAACATACATCAATACCTGTATTTCTGGCTGCAGACACCCCTTGGTTTGTTTGGGTTATTAATTTAATCGATTTGTTTTTATTTTCACTTATGAATAATTCTATTTCTTTAAGGGAATTATCCGTCGACCCATCATTAATCACAATGATCTCAACGCTATCATCTATTTGTGATGATACAGATTGCAAACATTCATAAATGTAATCTTGGCAGTTGTAGCAGGGGATTATGACGCTTAACAAGAAAGGGGTATCCATTAAATGCATCCTTGAGTTAAAAAATTAATCCAATTTAAACTTCTTACGAGGCTGATGACCTTATTCGGCTTTTTATTTTACCATGCTGGAGTAGGAAATCATCGTGTAATTGCATACAGTCCAAGAGGATTTCCAGTAACAACGGGCTGTTCTTGTCCAGTATGGCGACTTAATATGTTTAATCTGAAACCAGCCACATATCCGCCTCTTCAAACATTTCCTGAACAGTACGGCTTATCTGCTCCTTCTCATGCTTGCTGGCGTCAGTGTTGATCGCCGGCAGTGTCATCATCGGTTTAACCCGAACATCAGCATCGGGAAGATCCGGTGAACCCTCTTAGTCAATTCTCCCAGAATGATATCTTTTGCTCCGGGCAAACCATCAAAATTCCTTTTGTCATAAACGAGTTCCACGAACATTTCTTGTAGCCTCTTTACTGTATGGATATGCAGTGTTTATGCTGTGTTTTTATCCGGTATTCAAGAGGGGTTAATTGATGCCACGACCCAGCGATATTGAAATGGCCTGGCATGCTTCGATACAGCAAGAACCTAATGGCCGGAAGACCGTCACCACACAGCGGTTTGTCCAGGAACTGAGCAAGGTTAACTGGAACTGGACGATGAAGCAGGCTAACGAATGGATCGAGTGGTATGTGACAACATTCCGCGATGTATCAACGTATCAACGCAGGAAGGGGAGAACCGTACCTTTCAGCTTTTCAATCCAAACGGAGGACTATAGCCATGGGCTTCCTTTCACCTGCCAGTGATTACGTTGAAACAAGGATTTCCCTCGATCAACAGCTAATCAGCCAGCCCGCAGCGACTTATTTCATGCGGGCATCGCGTTCACATTTCAGGGAAGGGATAATCCAGGGGGCACTACTTGTTGTGGACGCGTCGCTTTCAGCCTGTGATGGCTCGCTGCTGATATGCGCGATAGATGGGGAATTCAGGATCAAGCGATACCGAACTCACCCTCAGCCCCACCTGATAAATCTGGATAACGGGAGAAGAGAAGTGCTGCCAGAAGACGGTGATGGCTACAATTCTTCACACGCAATATTTGGTGTTATCACGTACATCATTAATGATGCCAGGAACGCGGAGTTTGATGACTGCCCAGTGATGTGAATAGCTGAAACTTTACGGTAAAGTCGATGTTTTGTGTCGGGGTTTTTCCCCAATTATTCCCCGTTGCTTCCCCGTTCATAAAACAGGCATAAAAAAACCAGCCGTAACAGGCTGGTTCTTCGAGGATTTTTGGTCGGCACGAGAGGATTTGAACCTCCGACCCCCGACACCCCATGACGGCGCGTACACATTCGTAATGATCTGGTAGTAAAGCCAGATCTCGCCGTAAAGGTTTAAAAGACGTTTCCAGTTTTCCAGACTCGCTCAGCTTCGACCCTACCTAACTGTTTTTAATGCCTCCCATCACCGATATCCATCCCTTGCCATGTCATTATCTTCCCGACAATAATAAGGTACCGGCATACCGGTCTGATAAGCTGAAGCGACAATATCCCCGGCGTGACCGTAAACTTATATTATTTCTGGCAGGAGCCTCACTTGAAATACAAATGGCATTTATTCTGGGCAATCATCATTCTTTGCGTCATTGGAACCGGGGGGCTTGCCGCGATTGCGTATACCAGTCTCCCCCCTTCAGGCAGTAGTGTATTTATTGAAGTTACGAAAACCGTCTCCCTGTGTCTAGGTGGACTCGGTGTCATACTGCCGCTGTATATAAATGCTACAAATGCAGTGGAAAGCCGGATGGCAGAAAAAATCGAGAATACGTTTTGCCTGATTGAAAAATGGGATGACCCTCATCTGTTCTCGGCCAGAAAATTGACTCGGGAAATAAAAGAAGCTAGGTCATCATTAAGTGATGACGATCTGGTCAAAAGAATCAAAGAAGATGAGGAGCTCAAACAGTCGGTTATCCTGGTCTCAAACTATTTTGAACAGGTCCGTTTCTCTGTGGTGAATAACCGTATTGATGTCGTTCAGTTCAGATCAGTTCTGGGGCCAGTAATCACGGACATTATCACGCGTTTTGAACCTTATTTTAAATTGTTCGGAAATCTATATATGGATGATTTAAGGCAACTCAAAACGCTGATGAAGGGCTGATGCACTAACCCCACATCCGGCGCACAGCTTCCCGACATTATCTGTATATCATGGTTTCATTGTCGAAAGCATGTTTATCCTTCTGGGGTGGCAAACAGAATTTGGCTACCTGAACGGAGGTGATATGCTCACCTCCGTTAAATATAGGTGTTCCAATGAAAAAATGAAATGAATGACTATATTTTGCTCATAGCAGACGCTTACATCAATTATGGCTAAAAGGCTGGCATGAGGGTATGTTGACAGGCCACGGTGAAAGAAAAGTGGGTCGTTGTCTGTGGTCGCATTGAGCCTGGAGAATGAGCGGAAACATAAAAGCCCGCATATAAGCGGGCTTTTATGTCACTCGGGAGCCGCGGCTCCTTAGCGTATCCTTTTTTGTCTCCTCACCGTCTGGTCGGTGTCTTGCTGATACTGCTAACTTCATGTTTTTGCTAGTGCCGTCCTGGCACTGTCCAATCATGATTGGTGGGCTGGCGGGAGTTGAATCCACGGTTTTGTCAGAGTTATGAGCGATTTAGTTCATTACTTCGACGGCCGTCTGCGCCAAAGCGGACATATTATTACTAATGTAAATCAACCAACCGGGGACAGATCACCTGGCCTTGCTATTTTTACAATGCGCTATGAATAGCTGTAACAAGCTCTTCAACAGAAACATTTTGTAAGCTTAGTGAAACTGCATTTTTACTCTGCATAATTAATGAATTATCTAGAGGAATTGATGTACCAAAAATTGCCACAAGGTCTTTTGCTGGCACATCACTCATCTGGATTGAGTAGTTTTGGGTTAAATCGAGGTCAAGGGTTGCACCATTGGCGCACATGGTGCGGCAAGGACCATTCGGTTCATAATAGATAGCAATACACCCGTTTGGACAAGATATAGAACAAGATGGATGGCCAGGAGCAGTACAAGTTGTCAT